ATCCATGTATGAAGGATATATTGATATTGCTAATATAGCACAAAGGTTCCACCCTACAGATAAAAAGGGGATATATAATTTTTATTGTGAGATATTACCTAAAAAGAAAATGTTTTTAAGGTATATTAAATCAAAAATAAAATTATCTCCTAAAGAAATAAAGCAATATATTTCTAATTATTATGAATGTAGTTTGGATGAGGCAAATGAATATATTACATTATTAGATAAGAGTGATATCAAAATAATTTTTGATAAATTAGGAGTAGATATTAAAGAACAAAAACAATTATTAAAAAAATTATAAAATGGCACAATATAAAGTAATAACAGCACTTAAAACTCAAGCAGAAGCTGATAAAGCAAAGGCATTAATGTCACTAGAATTACTAACAGAATCTTCAGTAGGAATAGGAGACCATACAGCAAATGATTTTCTTAAAGACGCAACTGAAAGTTTAGAATTATTAGCATCTGCAGATGAAAGGTTAGAAATTATAGAAAAGTATTATGGGAAAAATGAGTAAAGAGGAAATCATTATTTTATTTGAAGAAGAATACCCAGAGTTATCTAAAGAATTCCAAAAAATCCAAGATGAAATGTATACAATGTTTGCAGCTAAACATATGGATTATGGACTAAATAATATAGCTCTAGGTGGAGATATTTTAAATAACAAAAATGATAAAAAATTTTCATTAACCGGATTATGTATTAGGTTAACGGATAAAATTAGTAGATTAAAAAATTTATTAATAAATGGTAGAGCATTTGTTGAAGGTGAAGGAATGGAAGATACTTTTATAGACATTGCTAATTATGGTATTATTGGGTTATTAGTAGGACGCAATAAATGGAAAAAATAATGTCTTGGCTAAAAAAATACCCCCAATAGTAAAGATAATTAGAAATTATAAACCTGAACCTATTAATTTTGGGTATCAGAAAAATATTTCTTATTCTCAACTTTCAATGTTTAGAAGTTGTCCTCATAAATGGGCGCTTCAATATAAAGAAGGACATAAAAAACAATCTCCTAGTATTCATACTGTATTTGGAACTGCTTTTCATGAAGTTATGCAATATTATTTAGATGTAATGTATGAAAAAAGTGGAGCAGCTGCAGATAGAGAAAATCTTGAAGAATTATTAGAAGATAAATTAAGAGGAGAATATCTTACCCAATATAAAAAAAATAAAAATCAACATTTTAGTTCTTCAGAAGAAATAAGAGAATTTTATAATGATGGAATTCAAATATTAAGATATTTAAAAAAACATAAAAATAAATATTTTAGTAAAAAAGGATGGTTTTTAGTTGGTTGTGAGATACCCATATCAATTACGCCTAATAACGCGTATAAAAACGTTATATACAATGGCTTCTTAGATGTTGTATTATACCATGAACCTACAAATACATTTAAAATAATTGATATAAAAACAAGCACTAGAGGGTGGAATGCTAAAGTAAAAAAAGATGAAGAAAAACATTTTCAATTAATTCTTTATAAAAAATTCTTTTCAGAACAGTTTGGTATCCCAGAAAAAAGTATTGATATTGAATTCCTGATTGTAAGAAGAAAAGTATATGAAGGTGGAGAATATCCTCAAAAAAGAATACAAACATTCTCCCCAGCGTCAGGAAAAAATAAAACTAATAAAGCAACTAAAATTTTAAATGAATTTATAAATGAAGCATTTGATTACACAGGATACAGAGAAACACTTCACGTTCCAAGACCATCGAAATGGAATTGCCACTTTTGCCCTTTTAAAGAAGATGCAGAATTATGTGAAGTCCCTGGTAAAAATTTATAATCCGCATATACGTATAGATAAATATAAACCAATAATAAAAACTATGGCTGATAAAAAAAACATGACACTTACAAGTGTAAAAG